CTCTCCTTTCAGCGCCTCCAGCTGTGCCTGCGTGAAGTCATCGTAGGTGAACGCATCGCCCTTGTCCCCTTTCAGGTTGGCAGAACTCGTTCCGCTTGCACTGGTTACTGTCAGCGTCGTGCCGTTCCAGCTGTGCGTTGCCGGTGTGCCGTTCTCGCCTTTCAGTGCGGCAAGCTGTGCCGGTGTGAAATCTTCATAAGTAAATGCATCGCCCTTGTCACCCTTCGCGCCCTGCAGCGGTCCATTGTTGACCCATACGCTGTTCACGCCGTCCCATATGTAGATGTCGTATGGCTCCCCGGTGCCCACGCCGTATGCGTCACCGGCTTTCTGCCCGGTCACCCCGCTCTGCAGTGCGGACAAAGATGCGAAGTACCCAAGCACCGCAAATCCGGAACCGGTGTCACCCTTCTGCCCCTTTAGTGCAGCAAGCTGTTCGTCCGTGAAGTCGTTATAGGTAAAGGCATCACCCTTGTCCCCCTTCAAGTCTGCGGAAGACGTGCCGCTGGCGCTCGTCACAGTCAGTGTCGTGCCGCTCCAGCTGTGTGTCGCCGGTGTGCCGTCTTGTCCTTTCAGGGCAGCAAGCTGCTCGGCAGTAAAGTCATCATAGGTAAACGCATCACCCTTCGCGCCCTTCAGATCCTCCAGCTGTTCCGGTGTGAAGTCTTCGTAGGTGAACGCGTCGCCCTTCTCGCCCTTCAGTGCAGCAAGCTGCTCCTGCGTGAAGTCATCGTAGGTGAACGCATCGCCCCGCTCGCCCTTTAGGTCTGCGGAAGTCGTCCCCGATGCGCTCGTCACAGTCAGCGTCGTGCCGCTCCATGTGTGCGTCACGGAGATGCCGTCTTGTCCTTTCAGGGCAGCAATCTGTTCCGGGGTAAAATCCTCGTAGGTAAAATCTTTGCCCGGTTCCCCCTTGATGGTGCCGTTGTCTTTCCATGTGTTCGTTACCCCGTCAAAGATGTAGATGTGATAGGGCGCTTCCGTGCCGATGCCGTAGGCCATGCCCGGTTCCGGCTGCTGTACCGCCTCTTCCAGCGCCTCCAAAGAGGCGTAGTATCCCAGTACCACAAATCCCGCGCCCTGCGGTCCGGTCTCTCCCTTCAGACTTTGCAGCCATTCTTCCTCTGTCCCGTCAAATCCGTGGTCTACCGCGATGCCGTAGGCCGTAATGTAGTACCGAACATCCACCGCCTCTCCGTTTGCCGGATAGTATACCCTTGCCACCCAGCCTTCGTACTGTGCCAGCTGCTCGTTGAACATCTGCATGGTGTTCTGATACTTGTTATATTCCCCGTTGGCGAAATCGATCTGTGCCTGCAGCCACAGTGTGTAGATATCGCTGTACGGTGCTTTCACCAGCAGTTCCGTCTGCTTGTCAGTTTCGTAGTTATAAGTAATGACTTCGGACACATCCAGCAGGAGGATGTCCAGCTGAATCCGCCCTTCCAGAGCGCTGATCCACGCTGTCTTCACATCGTCCGAAAACGCGTTCGGTTTGATGTCGTCCGCCAGTCTGATTGCCTGCAGTAATGTCATTCGTTCACCCTCTCTGATGTAAAAATGGCGGCGGTGTCGCGCACCACCGCCATTCTTTCGTTATTGGTTATGTTGATGCGATCAGTGTGGAACCGCCGGTCATGCCGCCCACAGCTGCGAAGCGCCAGTCGTTGAAACCGGCAACGAAGCGGGCATAACCGCTCCAGATGTTTGCATCGGTGTTGTCGTCGATGCGGGACTTGACTTCCAGATTGACTCTGTCCAGCCATACCGCGCCGCCATACTCCTCGTTGTACTTGGAGTCCATCAGCACCCATGGCTTGACGCCGGCAGCCAGGAACTGGTTGAGGTAAGGCCATACGATGACGTTCCATCTGCCGAAGTTGTAGTTGAAGCCATTGTTGGAGGTGCCGGGATCTTTGTCGGCACCGATGGCTGCAAAGACGTCCATCTTCAGCGCGTAGTCGTTGGGGATAATGATGGTGTCTGGTGCAACGTCCAGAATCTCGTTGTTGTCGCCGCGGAAGTTCTGCATGGCAGTTTCCATAGCGCCCAGCGCCGCATTGGAAAAGGCATCGGCGAAGAGGTTGGACTGTGCGCTGCCCTTGACCTTTGCCGGGTGTGTGGTTGCGAACAGCGCCCTCTTGTCGGCGGCAGTCGCGTCGAACTTTCTGCCTGCAAAAGTAACAGAAGTGCTGCCGGAGATCGCGCCGCCCAGCAGTGCAGCACCGAATTTCTCACGGGTTCTGTAATAGCTGGTGATGAAAGCTGCGGGTTTCTTTTTGAGATCCATCAGCTTCGCGTCTTCGACGATCTCTCTGGACAGAGCGAAAGAGTTCTTCCAAGTCATGTGTTCCAGGAACTTGTCGAAGCCTTCCTGCATGTTGTCAGCGGGATATGCGCCGTTCTCGCCTACCGGCTGGAAGCCGTCCATGGCGGTCATAGCGGTGAACTTCTCGCCCCAGTGTGTGCTTTTGCCCATCTGGAAGATCTCCTTGATGATGCTCTGCTGTTCAAAGGCTTCGCCGCGCTGTTCCAGGAACATGCGGATCGGTGCCTGGGATTTGCCGTAAATGCTGTCCTGAAGGCCAGCGCCCTCAGTGAATGTCATGCCTGCCATTGTGCGTCACTCCTTTCTTAGAATCGGACAAGCACTTTGCTGCCAACAGCAGTGCCGTCCATAGCTACGATCTCCGCTACACCGGATTCCGTGGTGTTGGTCACCTGCAGACCATCGGTGTGCAGGGTAACTTTCTGACCGACCTTGGCGGTCAGAGCAACGGAGTTGGTGGTTTCAAAAATAATGTCCTTGCCTACGCGCAGTACGGGGATCAGATCACCGGCTGTGCAGGCTGCGGTTCTCTCGCACATGCTGATGTAGGCCGGTGCGTTTGTGCCGGTTGCCAGTGCCAGATTGCCGCTGGATACAATGAGCGCCATACCCATCTTTGGGGTAATGGCACTGCACGGCAGATACTCGATGGGCGGATTGCGTCCGTCATCGGAGCTGTGTACATAAAATGCCATTTCTATATCATCCTTTCTTTATTTGTTCAGATATTTGTTGTAGTGCTTCTGGATCTCGCTGTCGCTCATGCCCGGATTCATTTCCTTGTACATGGCTGCGATGTCCTTCGGCACCGTTACGGCCCCGCTCCCTCTGGAAGTGGTGCCGGTCAAATGCGCCTTACTTCTCGCATGGGTAACGGCCTGCTGCTGTGCAGCTGCCTGTGCGCTTTTCGTCAGCTTGTCGAAGTTGACCAGCTTGTACGCATCCACAAGATTTACGCCCTTCTGAACATATGCATTGATCTCGGGAAAATCTTCCCGGCTCACCAGATCCCGCACACTCTTCACACTTGCGTCCATCTCACCGATCTTGCGTATCTCCTCGTCGATCTTCATCCGTGCCGCTTCCTGCGCCGCCCGGTTGTCCTCTGCCTTCGGCTGTGGCTGCTGTGCCGCCTTCGCGTTTGCCAGCAGTGCGTCCACGTCCTCCGGTTCCAGATTCCCTGCCTTCACCTTCTGCTGGAATTTGTTCGTCGCCTGCAATCGGCTGAACTCCTGCAGATCTTCTACCGTCGCCAAAGTCTCGCCCTTTTTTGTCGGGTGTGGAATACCCATTTTCTTGATGATCTCATCAAACTGCGCCTTTGACTCCGCCTGTGCGTCTGCCTTCGCCTTGTCGATTGCCTCCTGCATCTCTGCCCGCCGACGCGCTGCCGCATGCATTGCCCGCTCTTCTTTGGACATTTCCGCTTTTTCCGGTTTCTCCGGTTCTTCTGTAACAGATTCTTCTGCAGAGGCATTGTCTTCCGCTTCTGCGGTTTCTGCCTCTTCCATTTCCTCTGTGGATGTTTCCGCTGTCTCCTGCGATTCTTCCGCAGCCTCTTCTACACCGAAAAGTTCCGCGTAATTGATGTCTTCCATGTGACCTCCTTGGATTTTCCCGCTCTTCCTGCGTGATTTTTGTCTGGCTTACTTGCCGCTTCTAAGGTCGGTGCCGGTCTTGACGGTGCCTTTCTTTGCATCGCTAGTCTGCATCGGCGCCTTCACGACCTGTGTACCGCTGTTTTTGATTTTCCCGGCATAACCGTTTTTCATATCCTCACCGCTCCTTTCCGTTTATACTCTCAGCCTTTTCCCGCGTGGCT